TTTATATATTACAATATTCTTTATTAGCATCAAAGCACGGACAACTTTTCGCGGCAAATTCATTGTGGCCATGTATTGTTGCACTTGTATGCATTTTTTTTAATGTTTTAAGCAATAACAATAAGCTTTCTTTTTGCTTAGGTGTTCTAGTGTCTTTAGCAATCCATTTACCATTATCCCCTCTTTCTCCTTCAACTCCACCAATATAACAAATGCCTATAGAATTTTTATTCATTCCTTTAACGTGAGCTCCTGGCTCATATATGCTACGGCCATACTCTATTGTACCGTCTAGCAAAACAACGTAGTGGTAGCCTATGCCTTTCCAACCTCTTTTTAAATGCCACCGATTTATTTCAGCCGCATCTAAATCTCTGCCTTCTTGTGTTGCAGAACAATGTACTATTATTTTTGATATTGCTCTCATTTAATTTATTTATTTTCTCTAGCTAATTGCGCCGCTGTTTTTCCGTCTTTAGTTACCGATCCGCCTTTAGCAATTTCCATAGTGTAAGCATAATCTTTTAAGCTTTTAATTTTTGTTGGATCTTTTTGAGGGGGTATAAAATTAACTGTTTGCCCATCATCATCAGAAGCACTGTATCCTTCTCGTTGTTTTTTAAGATAATTTTTGTATGCTGGTTTATGCAGTTTTTGAACTGAATCTTGGTAAGATTTTTTTCTTGGGTCAATTTTTTTATTTTTAGCTGCTTTTCTTTCTGCCATATAATCCTCATCTTGCTTGAAAAAATCAGGGTTATCTTGTTCTTTTGATTCGTCATATTTAAGCGTTTGCTTAAACATTTTTGCGTATATTGCTGATCCCATATTATTTTTTTTCTTTATTTTTATTACAAAAGCTTTTTGCAGCACCAACGCTTCCAAAACCCCATTTTTTTAAAGCCATAGCTTTTCTTGTTGGCTCACCTTTAGCATCTTTCATAGCACCTGCCATCCCTGCAAACCTACATGCAAACGACACTCTTCGTTTTCCAGTACCTGATGTTTGTCTTGACCCTAAAGTTTTACCTGTTTCTTTTTTGTACTTAGATCGCATCTTGCGATTAGACTTTTCATAAGCTTGTTCCTTTATGAAAAGAGGTGAATTGTTTTCCATTACTTTTCTTGTTTAAGTTTAATCCATTTTGTTAAAGTATACCCTATAGTTATTAAGAGTAAAAAAATTTTTAATCCATCTTCTATTTGCGTAAAAGTGGTTATACTTAATGCTCCTGCATTAATAGCGTATAATTTCATATCTGATATGCTCATTATTTATTTTTATTTTGTTTCCAATTGCCTTTTCTAGCGAAATTAATCATAGTTTCATTATCGTTAAAATCATAAAGTTCATTTCTATTTTTAGCTTGTTCCATAGATTGGTTAGACCAACTGCCGTTTTCATCTCTATATATAGCGGGCCAAGCGATTTTATTATTATCATCAGCCATTAAATGACTTGAAGGCTGATGCCCATCGTACTGAGGGTTTTCATGAAACTCGTAGCCGCCTTGCTCACCTGTTACATATACAGTATTTCCACCTCTTGCGCCTCTAACTGTTTCAGGGCTCCAGTGATGCATTGCTAATGGTGATTTACAGCTAAAAGCTTTTTGAAATGGTGAACTCATACTATTTATTTTTTTTCATTAATTCTAATATTTTATTTACTCGGTTCTTTTCGTATTGTAAAGCTCTTATTTCTTTTTTTGACAATCCAAACTTAAGCAATGTTTTTACTTGATCAGGTTTGTTTTCACCTTTAATAGAATCAAACTGTCTTCTAAGTTTTCTTTCCGCACTTTCGTTTTTAGGTTTTGTTTCTTGTTTAGGTTCCTCTTTAACTTCTTCAGATTTTACTTCAGGCTCAACCTTTGGTGTAACTTCTGCTTTTTGAAGTTCTATTATTTTTTCAACTCTTGCTTGCTCTTTACCTAAAGCTTTTATTTCTTTTTTAGTAAGCCCTAAATCTAAAAGCATATCAACTTGTTCTTTAGTTTTAGTTTCTTTTTTCATTGTAGTAACATCTTCTATAGCTTGTTCTTCAGGAGTTAATACTTTTGCAGCATCAAATCCGCCATAGTATCCTAAACCTACATCCCATGTAGACCAACCTAATCCCAGTGCAACCTTTTGCCAAAGAGCAGATTGTTCATTTACAATACCTCGCATGCTATTCAGCTTTTTTATAACTCTATCAAGAGGTATATTAGTAAGTCCAGTTGTTATTTGAGCACCTGCTAAATAAGCTGGATTGTCTAAACTAAACCCTTTGCTTTTTATATCTTTCATATTCCAGCTAAAACTTCTAAGACCGCTATTTATTTTTTGTATTTTAGAACCAAGAGGTGGTGAGAATCCTAGTAAATCAAATACTGCTTCTTCGTATTTAGATCTATCTTTTGCGTGTTGCTTACCTAATTCCATTAAAGCAGTTTTTAAAGCAACTACTGCAGCACCACCAATACCTAATCCTTTAAGTTGTGAATCAATCATGCCATTTGCTATTCTTGAAATCTTTTCACTTTTCTTAGCATCCATTTCTTCTTCGTCATCTTCGCCAAATCCTAATGCGAACACAGCTTGTTGCAGGGCATTGAATATTAAATTCTGTACAGCACCGTAATAAACAATTTTAGATACATTTGTTTTCCAATCACCTCTGCCGTTTATAAGATCTTGAGCTGCTCTTTTTTGTATACGAGCATACTGCATAGGTGTGTTTGCCCACGCTAATATCACACGCCCCGCACCAGATGCTTGTTGTGCACTAATTCTATTTGGATTACTTGATTGCTGGCTTTCTTCTGCTATTTGTCTGAAGTCATTAAACGCTTGCTTTTCTGCAGCTTTTTGATCCATTCCTTTAGCCACTAAAGCTTTTACTCTGTTTCTATAAAATGTAGAGCCACCTGTTGCAATAGCAAAACTATCCGCAAATCTAGTCATAACAAAACCTTTACTTAATAAAAATGCTATAGCAGACTTTACTTTGTTTTTAGAATCTCTTACAGCATCTGCTATTTCAGATTCACTTACATTTATTTTAAGTCCGTTTCTACGTTCAACTAAGTAATCAGAGTTCATAAGTGTCATGAAATCACTCCAGAATTGTTTTTGATTAGCAAATGCTAAACCAGCTTTAACAATATTATTATCACCCCAGTTTATAAAGTTTACCGATGATATTGTTTGAAGCAGCGCAGACCTTGTATTTAAAAACATTACAGCACCTACAGAATTGTTCAACCAATCTAATAATCCATCAGTAACTCTGTTACCACCTGGAGGTCTGTTACTACCAGATTTCATCCTGCGTAAAGAATCTTCCATAGCTTCACGCCATCTAGTTCCATATGCAGCTTCCATCTTATTCATATTATCTTCTGAAAATATGATGTCTACATTTTCTCTCCACTCTTGTTGGTACTCTGCTCTGTTTACTTTATTGATACCGTTTATAATATCGCTAGTTATGTTACCACCCAGCCAATTATTTCCAGGCTTAGGATAAGGTTTGCCTTTTTGAATTTTCATTAATTCATCTGTAAACACACTAAGCTCTGCATTGTTGTCTACAAAATCATTTAATTCTTTTATATCTTTTTTAGACAAACCTGGAATGCTCATACCTTGTTTAGACCACACGGCAACACGAACAGCATGGGAAAATGTAAATCCACCTACACCTGTTGGCTTGCTTAAGCTTTTAGGCAAAGTTTTTAAGTTTTGTTTTAATGCCTTAAAATCATTAGCTGCTGCTATCTTAGCTTGTGTTACAGCTGACTCAGCTCTGTCGTAGGGATCAAGTAAATTTGTTTTAAGAAATGCCATTTGAGCATCACCTTTTTTACCTTTGCCTAGCATTTTATATAATAACCCTGTAAAATCTTCAGCCGATGCTGGAATAAAGAAATTAAATTTGCCTTTGTTAGCGCCAACAGTTTTAGCTCTAGCGGCAGAATATTTTTTGTAAGTTTCAATACCCGCAGAATCTTCAATCATATCGTTTACGATAGCATCAAAAGTTGTTCTTTTACTAGCTTTAGCCAATTGAACTTCAGACTTAACATCAATTTGACTTAGCACATCTTTAACGGCCTGCACGTTTTTAATAGCATCATCTGCAAAATAAAAATCATTATAACCTTCTGCGGCTTTACCCATTATCCAGCCAGCTTTTGCTTCAGCTGTGCCATCGCTTAAACCTGTTATATTTTTTAAAGGTATGTCAATACCATTTGCTTTCATAAAAGCTTTTATAGGACCATCAGCATTTTGAGGTCTTGCTGTAAGTATAAATACATCTTCTGTTCCTCTTGCATCTGCTATTTTTTGAGCAACTTCAAACAAAGGTCCTTTTTTACCTTCAACAACTTTGCTAAATTCTGTAAAATCAAACTCCGCACCTTGTGACTCAAGATCAGATGCTTGCTGAGCAAATTGAGTTGCGTTTATTTTTTTAGAGCTACCGTCAGGCATATTAACAATAACCATGCTTTTTGATTTTGCAAGCGTATCATCAAAATCAAATACTCTAATTTTTTTAACGGGAGCATCTAGCCGTCTAGCATTGTTTAAAGCTTTATCGGTTTTTTCTAAAGCATTTATAGCTGTTTGTACAGTTATAGGTCTGTCATATTTAATAGCATCAGGTATTAAACCACCATCGCGCTTAGAGGCCATGCTTTTACCAGCCACTAAAGGTAGCGAAGCTTTGATAATTTTAGCAACATTATATTCAGGATTTTTTAATCCTTCTAGTATAGCTTCGTTTTGAATACTAGAAGCTTGTAGTTTTTCGTTAGTATTGTATTTGTTATACATTGTTGGATCAATTCCAAAACCACTTTCTTCTGCTATAGTTTTTCCTGTTATAGGATTTACTAAAGTTTGAAGATTTATTCCAGCAGCGGCTAACCTAGATATTGGATTATCAAATATAGTTTGGCCCTCCACTAAAGTTGCATCTAATTTAGCCATATCTAATTTATTATCATCTTTTTTAGAAAGTTGAGTTTGATAATAATTTTCTTTTATAGCCTTCATTATAGGCTTGGCTGCGTTATATTTTATAGCAAACATTATTTGCGCACCTATAACCGATGCAGGTGGATTATGTTCCTCTCTAAATTTTTCTCCTTCTCGCTGACTTTGTTTGCTTTCAGATCCAGCGTATTCCATTAATATAGATTTGTATTTAAAAGGGGCAGCTATTTTAATTAACCCAGAGGTTGCTTGATAACTTTGTATAACAATAGCACCTGCAACATCTAAAGACATTCCTTTGGCTACAGCGTCAGCTAGTTGATTAACTACGTGATCCAGAGTAGCCATATTTACTTTGGACTGTTCTATACTTTTTTCTGTAAAAGCATTTTTAACACCAACTCTTTTAGCTTTTTTACCTTCGTATTTTTTAGCTTCTTTTATTAAAGTTTGAAAAGCAGGGTCTTGATTACCATAATATAATCTTCCAGGTTTTGCAACCCAGTTAGTTATTTTGCTTCCTTTTAATTTACCTCTTTTGCTTTTTTCTAAAATATATTCGCCATCAGTGGTTTTTACATATTTTTTACCGCCGTCTTTTTCTGCTTTTTTTACAAATTTTCCTTTAACTATATTTCCATAAAAACTTTGTCTTCCACCGCTTCCCATCATACCTGCTTCCAAGGTTGCTGTATCTAACCCGTATTTTATAACGGCTTCTAGAACTTTATCTTGCTGTTCTTTTCTATTAGATTCATTTATAGGCGGTGAGCTAAATCCAAGTTTGTTAGCTAATTGTTTTTTACTTCTTAAAATAGAAAGATCTTTAAATGTATCCATTAAAGCAGCAGGTATTTCAGCTTCCGTATTTATACGCTTGCTAGCCATTGATGTATTTTTACCTGCAGCTACATCTTGTTTAGTTTCTAAGCTTAAATCTGTATCAGATCTTACAATTTCATTTGTTACAAGTCTTCCATACAAATTAGCAATACCTTTTAAAGCCTGAGCTTGTGAAGATCTAGCTTTAAAACCTTCTTGTTTCTTGCCATCAACTATACCAAATGCTTCTAAAAATTTTGCTTTTGTAATTCCCTTATTTAAAACAAATGGTGAAAGCCCAGCACCTTTGCCAAGTCTAGCTTTTTTAGTATAAAATGCTTCAAGCAATCCTTTCGGCACACCCGTAGAGGTACCTAAGAGCTTCTCTGTTGCAGCTTCTACTACTGCACCTTCCGGTAATATCTTTAATAATTTATCTGCGTTCTTATTAACAAATTGCTGAATAGCCGTAGCATCTGCTTTTGATAAATTAGCAGCAGGAACTGTAAGTTTTTTAACAGGTATGCCAATTTCTTTTGCAATGATTTCAGGGGCTAAATCACCAAGCTTTTTAAACGTTAGATTTTTAGAATCGATGCCTTTAATCTTTTCTTGTATCTGTTCTTTAATTTTAGTTACTGCGTCTTTAGAAATAAGTGAACTAGGTTTTATTTTTCTAGTAACAGGCTTTGTACTTACTTCTGTGGTTACTTCTTCAGCAGCAATTCCTTTAGCCTCCGTTACATCTGTAGTAAACTCTTCGCCTAAAACTCTTTGCGAAGCTTCTATAGCCCTGGCGGGTAAAAATTTATTTACATAAGCAGCTAATGGCACATTTGATTTAGGATCGTATTCTTTAATTAAATCTATTATACCGCGTCTACCTGTTTCAATTTCATCTGTTAATAATTGACGATCAAAATTAGGAGCTTGGCTTCTTCTTTCTACTAATTTATTTACTATAGGCTTAAATTGCTGTATGATATCAAAAGCGCCGTCCGTGCCTTTAGCTTCAAATATTTCTTGAACTTTAGCAGAAGCTTCAGTACCTGTGTTTTTTTTGCTTTCTTTAGCTACCATGATTTCAGCGTCAGCGGTAGCGTCCACCATTGCTTCATTAATCACTTTAACAACTTTACTTCCTTTTGTTCTGCCGTCAATTTTTAAATCTCCTGTTACTAACTCACCTGTAGCTCCTTCTTTAGATATCCTTACTTGTTCCTCAGTTAATTTTCCACCTGACTCTATTGTTTTATTAAAGTCTTTAATAAAAGTAAACACATCTAATCCGGTATCAAAAGTTATGCCCAGCTTTTGTTTATTGCTTGGATTTTTAAATAAACTAGAAATTTGTTTTCCAATTGCTTTCCAGAAACTATCTTGCTTTTTATTATAAACAATATCGCCATTTGTAAGAGATTCACTTATTAAAGGAATAACCTCTTCAAATGTATTTGCGGCTGAATAATTTTCATCTGTAAGATAATCATTAAACCTTTCCATAAATTCAAAACCTCCGGTAATGTCTGGATTGTTAACAATTTCACTAATTAATGCTTTCCCAAATTTTATGGCAGCATCTGGGTTTGTTTTAAAGGTTTCAAGGAAAAAGTGGTGTAAAAGCTCATGCTGATCTGTAGTATATCTAAAGTCTTCCGCTTGCGCTTGATCATTTATTAATATTATTTTTTTGCCATCTAAAACTAATGCTTGGCCATAACCGGTAGATTCTAAAACATTTCCACCTTGTTGTTTTATTTCTTCTACTCTTGCATCTATTGTGGCTTGATCACTAAAAGTTTCTAACGTAGTCCCAATTTGATCTTTTATGTTTTTTGCACCCGCTCTTGATTTAGATTCTTCAATTTTAGTTTTATTAATTTCAACTATTTGCTTGTCTAATTCTGCTATTTTATCGTTTATAGGCTTATGAAAAGCCGAATCTGTATTGTCTTTTTCTTTTAATAACTCTGTTTTTTCCATTAACAAATCAACTTCAGCTCCTGTTACATCAGAAGGTGATAATCGAACTGCTTTTGCTACATTAAAAGCAAATTGTTGGGCTTTTGTTATTTGCTCAATAGCAGAAGGATCTGAGGTATTCTTTTTTAAGGTATCAAGGTAGAGCATGGTAGAATCTAAATTACCCGCTAGCTGATTGTATATTAAAGTTTTTTGATTATTAAAAGTTTTAACAGCACCTATAGAACCCATACCGCTGCTTAGCATTAAAGTGCCTGCGGCTAACTCTATTTGCTCATTTAAAAATTCTGAAGACTTAGGTAATGCAAGCCCATAAGAAATATCAGTTATTAAACCTAACCCATAATTTACTTGCTCTTCCCCGTATTCTTTTAATATGTTTATGCTAAATTCTTTACCTGCAGTTTTTGTTGCTTCTATTGTAGCAGCTTTAGATAGCCTGCCCGCAAAAGCATCTTTTAGTTTTCTACCTCCAACACCTTTTAAAAACTGCGTATCAGGCATTATAGATTGCACCAATCCTTCCGCTAAAGATATAGATGCTGCATAAGTGTACCCTTTAGCGCCAAACAAACCTTTACTTTGAGCGTCTTTAACGTTGTCTGCATAAGTGCCTCTAAAAGCAGCTTCCGCCATTATAATATTATTTTTTAACTTAGCACTCAAAGGTGTTAACACCTTTGTAGTAGAATTAAAACCGTTTAGCGCCTTACCAATGCTTTGTTGTATGTTTGAAACTTTGCCTTTTCTAGCTTCACCTATTAAATATAACGAAAAAGGTAACATTCTAACTCCGGTTTTTCCATAATTTCTAAGATTAAAATCAGAAAACCCACCTTCTTCTTTTGTTATGCTAAATTTTTCATCCTCTGATTTGGGCACTAGCCCGTAATCTGTAAAATTGTAAATTGTATCTGCCCACGCTTCGTAAACTGAATATCCTTCAGGGTCATGAGAACCAACCATATCTCCTATCCAGTCTAAACCATTAGCAACTAAAGTTGCTCCGAAAGACAACGGATTTGCTTTCATAACTAGTTCGTACATGCCACCTATACCTTCTCCTCCAACTACATCCATAGTCCCATTCCAAAAACCTTCACCTGCAAATGATTCTCTATATTTTATTACTTCGTCGGTAAGTTTAAAATTGTTATTTATTGTGTTCTTAGAAAAAGACATATTCAAATCCCCCTCCACAAAGTTTTTAGTTGCAACTAAATCTCCTAACTCTTTTGTGTATGCTGTAATTTGATCATTTTTTAATAATGAAATATCTGAATATTTTTTAGATAAATCAGAATAAGCATTTAACTGACTTTGTGTGTTAAGACCTGTAGAATATAAATTATTCATTTCTAACTTTAAGTCAGCCAGCTCGGTATCCATAGCTGTTAAAGAACCTTTATAAGTTTCTTCTAAATTTTCAAAAGCTCTAGATAAAAATTTAGATTTTCTTTGGTAAATTGGAATTTTAGCCTTGTTAATTAATTCTTCTTTTTCTTTTAAATTAAAATAACCCTTAGCTAGCTTTTCTAAATCTCTTTGACTTAAAGAATTTATTATGTTAAGCTCCACCTCATTATTTAACTCTATAACTTCTGGGTCTCTAAAAACTTCTTCTAAGTCTACCCCAATAATTGATAAAGCAGAATTAAAATAATTTCCCAACTGCTGAGATGTATTCCCAGTGCTAGCATTGTTACCTGTATCTTTTTTTAATTCGACTAAAGCTTTCCTTTGTAGTTCAGTTAAACCGTTTAAATCTTCTAAAAGTTCTATTTCACTACCGTACTGATCATCAAAATTAGCTAACTCTTTATTAATAAAATCTAAGGACTGCTCCTCGTCAAGACCTTTACTCTTTGCAATACGTTTTGCTTTATTTTCAATTTCAGATCTTTGAAGCTTTATTTCTTTTATTGCATTTTTTTTGTCCGTGTAGTAAGTAAGATCAATGCTCTTGTTATTAAGGTTATCATTGTCCATAGCCTCAATTAACTCCTGATTTACAGTGCCTGTTATTTTTGGCTTAACAGTAACTTGACCAAGCTTTATGTCTAATTTTCCTAAATCAGGATCAATTTTAAAAGTATCTTCACTCCTGTTAAGTATGTCGTTAAAATAACCCGCTTGCTTTTTTTGCTCTTTTTGCTGCTTTTTAAACTCCTTTAGTTTTTTCTTTTGCTCTTCGTTTAAATGGCCTAGCGCTCCTGCTATATCAAAAATAGCACCGTCATTTTTTTCTAACTTCCAATCTTTTGCTCCCTCTTCTTTTTGATAATACTCTATATTGCCTTTTTTGCTAACGCCCCATTTAAGATCATAGCCGTTAGCAGTATACATTTCATTTTCAGATACAATAGAATTAAGCTTTGTTTGCTGAGTTTCAAATGCTTCTTTTTGTTTCTGTTGTTTTTTATAAGATTTTAACCAATCACTTTCTTGAAATAAAGATTTTGATTGACCATTTCCAAAGCTTATACTCTCGGACATAACCGGAAACGCTGTTGCATTGTCCTGTACAGCAGCAGTTTTCTTTTTTTCATTTACCTTTTCAGCAGATCCTTTTGTTTCTTCAGAAAAAGAATCTACATTTAAAGATCCATCTTCATTAAATTTATTAGGTTTTACTTCTTCAACAATAGTTTCTACTGGTTCATTTTTTTCCTTCCAGTCTTTAGTTAAAGCAATTTTTTCTTCTAAAGATATATCAGAGCCTAATGATTGTACGTATTCTAATAAGTTCATTTAATTTAATTTAAGTTGTTATCATCTAAAAATTTTTGTGCTTCTGCTTTCTTAGCTTCTGCTAAATCAAATACTGCGGCATCTTCTTTTACCGTAGGTATTTGGTTTTTAGTAAATTCATTTAGATAATTATTCATAAAGTATTCTTTATATTTTATTCCAAAAATTTCTTTTTTGTCTGGAGATAAAGGCAAATCTCTTTCATACAACCAACTTGATCCTGCTGCATTTGCATTTTGAACCATTTGATCGTCTTCCGTAACGCTAGTGTCTTTAGATATATAAACGTTCCATGCAGCTACTACGTCTTGCTCAGAGCCCATTAAGCCTGCAACTTCAGCATTTACAAATGGGGATACTTTTTGATTAATTTTTTTCATGTCATACTTAAGCACGTTTCTTCCTTTACCATTTCCTAAATCAACAATTTCATAATCAAAACTGCCGTCTGAATTTTTCATTACAAACTCCTCGCTTATTTTAGCATTTGACCCTAGTTCTTTATTTTCATTAATCATTTCCTGCAAAAATAACCCAGTGTCAGGTAGTAATTTTAGCATAGAAGCATTTATATCTGGAGTTGAAACAACTAAAGAAGTTTCTGAACTAGTTAAAGCGTTTAAAGATGCGCTGTTTATAATTAAAGGATCATCTATATCTATTTCTACAAGTTCGTCTTGAAAAGGAACTAACTCTTTCTTTTTAAAAACAGGTCCTCTAAATTCTATTTGCTGTGATCCGTCTTGCATTAAATCTAAATAAACTTCGTAGCCATCGTTTTTAGAAAAGCCAGGTCTTGCCATCATTATGCTATTAGCCGCTGTATATTTGTAATTGTTATTTGGATCAAAATTAGGTTCATCAGTTGTGTTTAACTCTGCTATTAGTGATGCTAAAAAATCTAAAGATGCTTTTGGAGCTTCTTGAAGTCTTTTTAACTGAGACAATTCAAAAGCGCAGTCTTCTGATTGACATTTGTTTGATTCTATAGCTATTTTTATTTGAGCATAGTACTTACCGGCAAAACGATAAGCATTATCAAGTAATTGAAAATTATAATCGCTTGGGTTAGCTACAAAATTTCTATTATAAGCAATAGCGTTGCTTTCATTAAATTGCTTTAAGAAAATATTTTGAAGTAAATTTTGGTTTTCCATATTTATTTTTATTAAGACTTAGCGGCTATATAGGCACCTGCCGTGGAAGCAATACCTCCTAGCATACCTGTTAAAGCGCCAGTTCTATCACTTTGAGCCTGACCTTCAGCTGCTCTTGATGCTCCTAACATTGCCGCTGTTCTATCTAATTGTTGCATTTCCCTGCTTTCTCGAGTGCTGAACATAAATTGTTCACCAGCAACATCTGCTTGTTGTAATCTTTGTGCTTCAGCCATTTTTTGTTGTTGTAAAGCTTGTTCACCCGCGGCTCTTTTGTCTTCGTTTGTTTTTTCTTGCGCTTCAATACTAGCCGCTACCCCTTTTTTAGATCTCAATGCAGCCTGCGCTAATGCCGTTGCGCCTCCGGCACTCGCCCCGGTAGCTCTCATTGTATCTAAAGTATTAGCTAAAGATATATCAGCTTCTTCTATTTTCATTTCAGCTGCACCCGTTGCTACAGATAAATTAGCAAAAGGATTGCTTATTAAACTACTAAGGTCCTGAATGCCATCGTAAGGGTTTATTATTTCTTGTCTATTGTTTTCTAAATTAGTTAGCTTTCTTTGCAAACGTCTTTTTTCTTTAGCTGCCGCTTCGGCTCTTTTTTTAGCTGAACTCATCCCAAACAAACCTCCTATTACCTGAGCTCCACCGCCGATTAAAGCCATTGTTCCTAATGCCATGTGTTATATTTTTTCATATTAATATCCGTTGTTAATTGAGTAAGTGCCTTCTACTGAAAATAGTGATTTAGGTCCACCTACGTCCGTAACTAAGTCAGTTGATAATTTTACAGTTGCGTAAAATCCTTTAATGCCGCTCATAGAATCGCCCCAAATTACTTCTCCTTCCGAAGCTGTGCTCTTGTTAACTAAGTTAGCTACATACTTGTTTTCTTTTCTATCGAAGCCAGCATGATATCTATTGTATGGGGGCTGCGCTGTGCCTAATGTGCCTGAGTAATCCGTCCATTTAACTGGTTGATTATTTGAAGGATTAATAACATATTCACCTCCATAAAAGCTTAATATTGTATTTGATGAATCGAATGTATCAACATATACTCCGTTTTTATTTTTTCCTGTTTTATCAGAAAAAGCAGAAACAGCTTCCCAGCCATTACTACCCTCGTAAGCAATAGCTTTAAAGTTTTTAGAAATTGTTGGATTTGGATTTAATACTAACGTTATGCTGCTAGGAGTTCTATTTCCGTAAAAATTACCTCTGCTAACAGATTCAGAGTAATGTTGATATAATTCATTATCTTTTGTTGTATAATATTTATTTCTTAAACTGAATATTTGATCTGGGGAATAAGTAAAAAAGCTAGTCCACCCTTTTGGTCGTTCATCAAAACAAAGTGTTCTTGTTTGAAAGCCTTGAGTTGAAATAACATATTGATCGTTGTGAATGTCATAGCCTCCTATTATTTTACCATTAGTAGCGGGGCTATCTACAGCGTTTAATTCATCTCTAAAATAATCGGTCATACCGTAGCTAGATATTTCTTCTATGCCATCACGGCTCAGTCGTAGGATTACATTGTTATTTCTGTCTGAAAAATACTTTCTATAACCGTAACTTGCAAAACTACCAGGGTCTAAGCTAATACCATACTGCCCTGTATATGGTTGAATAACTCCTATCACTAAATTACTAGCGGTAACAGTGCCTCCTCCCTCTGCAGAATATATAGCATCTTTATCTATTAAAGCCCTAGAGCACTTAAGCTCTTGTAATACAGTAAGGTTTGTATCTTCAGCAAATAATTTTTGTATAGAGCCATTAGCTGGATCTGCTGATTTAGTAATTTCTTCAGCAACAGAAAAAACATTGGTTCTATTTATTCCTGTTCTAGAATTAAATATGCCTGAGTATATTAACCCACTTGCTTTAATAGCTTGATTAGGTTCATCTTCTACTATATATGCTTTTACACCAAAATCTACAGTAGTGTTATTATAACCTCCTCTAATTCTAGATTCTTCAATAGCCCAGTTACTAGTTTCATTAATATTAGAAACAACTGGATATCCACCAATATCTGAAGGTATACCATAGGAACCGTTCCATATAGGCTCTTCTGCTTTACTTGTTTTTTTCAACAAAAAAGTGTTAAAGTATTTTACCTCAATTACTGCTCCTGCCATGTTTAATTATTACTTATTTTTATTTTAAATTACTTATATTATTTGAAAGACATATCCTGTTACATCTGGGTGCTGAGGTATGGTAGTGCCACAAATATTTGATTGACATCCTTGAGTAGTTATGTTTATAGTACTTCCAAAAATGCAGTCGCATTCATAATTCCCTACTAAATTTTCTAAATCGTTAAAAGATCCAGAAGCAGGTACATAAAACCAAACAGGGCAATTATACCCAGATCCAGAAGTAACTACTTGATTCCCTGCGGGGTCAGCAGTGTTTAAAGGTAAAGTTATAAGAGTGCCGCCAGAGTAGCTGACTAATGAATACGAATTACCATAATTTTCAAACATACCCCCTGTAAAATAATAGCGCCCATAAGCACTAGAACTAGCTCCGGGTACATTAGCGTCTATAACAATTAATGTAGCTGGATAATAATCAGGCTGTGTATCCCCTTGGCAAGTTCCTTCAGTAAGAGAATTAAAAATATTTCCAGATGGAATTAATAAACGAAAATCTATAACAATATCTACTTCTTCTAAACCACCACCGTCTTGCAGTAGAAGTCTTATATAAAATATGTCAGGAGGCATGTCTGTGCCTACCGCATTTTCAATTTGAGCATTTCGACTTGTGGTAGTTTCAGTTACTAACAAGTTAAACAAGCTGCTAGAAGTTACATCACTTTCTTGATTATTAGCGCCTTGTCTTACCCACTCAATAGACCAGCTTAAATCGTTTCCTGCAAGGGCAGTATTATTGGCTCCATTTACCCCTACTATACCACTACCAGGTAATAATGGGCCGGTTACTGTTCTGTTCGTATATATAGTAGACAAAGACGAAGGAGTTGGCACTGGTTCTTCATTTGCTAAAAATATATCTTTAATTATTGTATTGTCTTGGTTATTTACAGTTGAAGTAAAGGTTAATCTAAATTGGCGCTTTTCTTCGTTTGTATTAAAAAAGTAAAAAACTGCATCATAATAATCTTGTGTTATTTTAACAGTCCAATAATCTGTAGCTGTAGATTGTAAAACAAAATAATTAGATACGTTTAACCCCGCTACCCCATCTGAGGACAGTTCAGTAACAGATGTTAAAACTAAAGTACCTCCGGTTATAACATCCCCAAAATTAGTAGCTAATTGAAAAGGAGCTTGTAGTATAGCACTACCATTAGATAATCCTTCTGTAAAAGGATTATCATTCCAACCGGTAAACCCGCCTTGCCCACTTGGATTTAGTAAAGAATTATTTAAATCGCTTATCAAACCAGATGTACTTGTTTCCCAAAATATATCTAGCAAACTTACTACAGGTTCTGTTTCGTATACAGATAAGTATTGTATTCCAGGCACTAACACATCCCAATTTGGAGATGCACTTGTTTCGTTAAATTGTAAAACAGTTTCAGCTTTAGAAGAAATTCTAAAAGCAGTCCCGGCTTTATCTTTTAATGTTAACTGTCCAGGCACCGAAGCAAATGTCAATCTAGTACCTTGGGTCACGGTTGCTATAGTAAGAGGGCCTACTTCTAGTACATTAGTAGTAGAATTATAAGCAACAACTTTTGATCCTTCTGGCACATTGGTACCTGTTACCGTAGAGCCTACAACCACACTACCCTCTAACACGGATATTGCAATTTCGTAAAGATTTAATGATCCAGCTCCTGCATCGCCTGTTGCAATAGCAGCTCCTCCATTTCCAACCCCAGCTGTATACGTGTTTACAAAAACCTCATTAGGAATATCAATCCCGGAAACTAAATAATCGGCAGCAATAGTGCCTTTTATGCTTGTTATAGGAATTAAAAAGTTATTTTCTACATCTGAAACTATAACAGCACTTCCAGGCGTAAAATTTGTAGTAGATATTTGCCCTATTTTAGAGCTAGTGCTTATCCTAGCAATTAAAGGATTTGAGTTTAAGTTGTAAAATTGAGGAAAATAATTAGGTTGACTTGGGCTTATTGGATTGTATTCAAAAAGATCATTAACTGTAGATATAGTAGAAACAGTATCTGAACTTCTACCTGGATAATATTGAGTATTTGCATCGCCCACATCTGGCGATTGAAAAGTCGCGCTTGTGTTTTCAACTCTACCAAATAATCGCACTGAACTTCTAAATTGCCTTTGCTGAGGCCCTACCTCGTTTAAATCTCTAGGCACTTTATTTATGTTATCGTTTATAAGTACAACATGTGAGGTGTCACCCAGCTCCAATGTAACGTCGTCCGGGTAAGCTGCCATAATACCCGGCAAGTATACGTTGTAGTAATCTTGCTCAGTTTGTTTCACAACTACTTTATACGAATACCAACCCGTGGGATTGTAATCTAAACTAGTAATGTCGCCGTTGTATAAACCGGTGTCCCCGCCCGTTATAGGATTATTTACTAATATTTTTAAAGAATTGCCTGGCCAACTGTCTGGGTCAACACTTTCATCTATATACGGAGAATACAATGTAGATCCCGCGTATGATATACCATTTACAGTAAGTTCATCAGTGTTATTCGAAAGTATAACTCCTGATTGTCTCCCGTACCTATCAGATAATACAAAGCCAATTTGATAATTCCTATTTGTTTTAACAGAATGATTTGGGTATTCTATTCTAGACGTTGAATTTTGAGTATCAGAGCCTGGAAATAATATTATTATATCATTTGTAGAAACAGTTACACTGTTTGTTAATGTTACTGTTACTTGATTTCCCGCTGGCCCCAAAACTACTGTAGCTACAAAAGTATTATCAGGTATTATTGAACCTAAACTATCTGATGTAAATATCATCCCCGCTACAATATTGCTTCTATCTTTAGCATTTGTTACATCTAAAATTATAGTACTTGTATTTGTAAAGGTTTGAGGTGATGTAGTACTTATTTGATTTACGCTAAATTCAAGTTTAGGCGTGCAGGCTACGTTATAATCAATTGATGGCGGTGGAGAATGTTTATCTTGATAGTTACCATATATAACTCTATTGCCGGCAATTTCCTGCGCTAATGCTCTAACAGGCGTTTTATCGTAAACCCTAGTTGTTTGGAATTCAGGTAAAGTTTTAAATGGTTTAGTTGATTGATATGTATAAACAAAATATTCAGGGTCGTTTATTGTTAACGTAACATTGTTTTGTAATGTTACATTTTCACTAAGAGTAATAGTATTAGTTTCTGCATTAAAAGAAACTACTGTGGCTGGAAAAGTAGTAAGAGCAGCGTCATTTAAACCAGCTCCTGATACGGTATCTCCAGGATTTATTCCTCCTGTTATATTATTAACTACTACAGTACTTGAATTTGTAACCGCGCCGTTTACTCTACAAATACCAGCGGCTGATGTTATAGTGCTTATGTCTATGGTGTCTATTACCTTTACAGATAAGCCATCAGACTCTCTATATAGTATATCTACTTCGGTTATTTTTAATTTGTTAGAAAGCTCATAATTGTTAAAAGGCAGAGGTAATCTTAATGTAATTTCGTCTACTTTGTTTTCTACAAAAGAGGCTACCGTACTTCTATATGTATTTGTTTGATCATCTACTTTAGGCAAGCCAAGCTCATCTAGATACATGAAATACCCATCCTGCTTTGGTATAAATGCACTTTGAGTAAAAGGTGCAAATATAGAATATTCATTATTTTCAAATTTAAACCTATAACTAAACCTAACAAATTTATCTTCTAAGTAATCAGGATCTCCTGGAAAAGTCGAATTATAGTAAGGGTTAGGATTAAATACAATTTCAAAAGTTGTACTTGCTGGAATTTCAGGGAAAGTGCCGGTTGTTAATTCAACAGTCCATTGCTCATTTGTTGTATTGTATGAAGTTCCTGAAGATTTTACTAAAGCTCCTGCTATAATAGTTACAGGGCCATTGTCAGATGAAATGTATCCCACAGTAGCCGCGCTGTCGTAAGGATCTCCTTGGACTATATCTCCTTTAACAGAATTAGCATCTAATACTATAGTGCTTGAAGCAGCTATATATCCTGTAGCTTTTCCAATACCTCCATTTGGTAGCGTTATGCTAGTAACGTCTTTCATAGTAGTTTCGTAAGGAACATCAGCCGATGACGCTAGAGTGCTAAACTGATAAAGTTCTATACACTGGTAAGGGTTGTATTTTGCTACAGATATTTGATCTTCCGTAGTATAATACCCCGGGGTGGCTAATGTAACGTCTATTTTTCTGGGTTGATTTCTGTTATCACTCCAAAATAATAAGCCTTCTAATATATTAACACCGTATATTTCATTTGCTTGTGAAAAATTAAGAAAAGCGCCTTGCACTAAAATAGCCTGAGCATTTGTTAGCGGGTTATACGATATTATAAAATGCCCGGTACCGGGGGAATATTGTTGTTTTGGATTGTTTGTTAAAAATAAATAAACAGTATTATTAACTTCGTCTGATAAATAGCCTATACACTTAAGGTTTGCAACTCCTGTTAAAGTTTGAAAATTTAATACGCTTTTATTACCTAAAACATTTTCAAGCGAACCAACATTAGAGTTTTCAGATCTACTAATTTGTATATTAGTAGCTTCCCTGTATTCACCGTTTGGTAATATACGAGCATCCAAATCTTGATTCATTTTGGACTTTAAAAAAGTATTTTGAACTTTAGCCATTTAATTTTAGTGTTTAATCCATTTAGATTTACCTCTCATAACTTGAACAATTTCATCAAGTTTAATATTTGATAATCTTATTTTAGCATTTCTAAGTTTAGCTCTTCTATCTTTTTGTAATCTTTGAACCAAATACTCTTGCTGGCCAGATCTTGTAGATATTATAGAATGCAATATAGACGCATATAAAGCGTCTTCTGCTAACTTAGGTACTTTGGTGTCAGAGTCATAAGCTAAGCCGTCAGAAATATATTCTAAAACAATAAGCTTTCCAATTAAATTACTAGAAAAAGACATTTTACCATCGCGCTCATTCATATTAAACCACCCATTTCTTTGAGTGGTTTGAGGATCAAGCCCGTATTGTCTTCCCCAATTAAAATTATTATTAAAGTTGTAAGAGTTTTGAAAATCTAAAATCTCATTTACATTATTACCTTGTTGTCCGTTTATTAAATTGTCATTAGCTGACTTCCATCTTTCTGTTGTAATAGATGTTCCTTCTACATTTTCACCAAAGTTGTCTTGTGTTGGGGTGCCTGCTTGATCTTGTATAGGTGTTTCAAAGGGAGCTATTGTTAAGTTATTTGCTGGATATATAATTCTTTTTATTCCTAATTGATCTATCCAAGATACTCTAACGTAATTTACGTAGTCTTGAGGTAAAATAACACTTAAACTTTCAGGTATACTTAATTCTTGCGAGTGAATACTTTTCAATGTATCATAGCTAAATTCCTGCAGTGATCTTTTAGCAAAAAATAACACATCAGATTTTTTAGCATTTTGTATTAATTTGCCATCGCCAACATAACCAACCATAAAATTGTCTATTGCGTCGTTTAATTTAATGTATTCGTAGCTTCCGTAATTATCTTCAACCGTTTCTCCAAACGCTTTTTGAGTTTGTCCTTGACCGTATTGTCCTCCGTCTAATGTTTTTAATTGAACTGTAACAAAGGTTCCAGCTGTTAAAGCAGCGTTAACATTTATAACATTATTCTCAACAGAATAAGCAAGTAAATATTCTGTATAAGTTCCAGGAAAACCGTTAGCGCTTGTGTACAATTTAAAATTGTTTAAAGCGTAGTTCGCATTAGCGGGATTCCAATCTCCAAATATTAAATTTGTATCAAACGTGGTTGTAAATTTCTCATTAATAGCGCCAGTAGCAGATAAAAATCCTTGGGCTCCTTGGTAATATTGTTGATTTGTTTCAGTTATTAAACCCATTTGTTACTATGATTTTTCGTTATTTGACGTTTGTTGCGCTTCTTGAGAAGCTACTTGTATTATTGTAGGATCATTTATTATAATGCCACAATATTTTAATATATTTGTAATTATGTTTGTTTGTTCTGATATATCTAATTCAAAATCAACAAACGCGCCAGCTGTGTTATTAAACAAGTACTGACCTAACGTTCCTACTGTAAAAGACCATAAAGGAGATGTAGGTGTAAATAAACAATTTATAGTTAAAATATCTGGATTTGGGCTAACCTTTACTAATAACTGTTGAGTTGTAGAAGGAGCTATTATAGTTGTAGTTTGAGTTGTAACTGCTAAAGGATATTGCGCAGATGGTGCTGTAAGTTTAGATCTAGTAATTTTGCTAAAATCAGATTGGCTGGCTAATTCTGTTATAGAATCATAAGTGGGATTGCCTGTGTATGTAGATAGTATTTCGCCTAATTTATATATTGTACCTCCTCCGTTAAAAACCCAACCTTTGTTTGTTGTGTTATAAAGAAAAGTTACTTGCCTTTCAAATGGAAACAATTTGTAAGAGGTATCCTTAAACATGTTAAAGAACTCCGTATTGTTCTGTATGTTTTTTTGGTTTTGACGGTTTAATTGATTACCGTCTGGAAAGTAAGATTGAAATATTTCGTCTTGTACCTGAGCGGCTAAACTATTAAATTCAGCAGGCGTTATATAACCTCTTTGCTCTTTGTTTATAATATACAAGACTGTTTGATATACTGTATTTACGCTTACTGCCATTTGTTTATTTTTATATACTAAAAAGGCGGCCGAAACCGCCTATATATAGTATCACTTGTTTTTATAGTTTTTTATCTATAGATTTATAGATTTCCACACCTTCGTCTGTTTTTAAGAAAGCCGCAAACGCTGAGTAAGGGTTTTCATCAAAAGGAACATTCATTAGTTTTCTACCGGTTGATCCCCAAGTAAAGGTTCTTTGATCTTGCGATAGCATAATTATACTTAATTCAGATGCTCTAATTGCAAAGTTTCTAAGCTGAACATTTTCATCATTAGCTAAATTTATAAATAGTGCAGGTTCATTTCTTGCAAACAGCATTAAGTCTCTTTTAATTTCTTTAGAGCTCATTGTGTTTACGGCTGATCCTTTTTCTACTCTCATTATTGCTTCAGCATGATCTATATCCATAGCTCTCGCTGCATTTAAAGCGTCAATTTGTAAATCTAAAACATCCAATTCATCTTCAGCATTTTCAATTGCACTGTATTCTTGGTATATTTTATTTTTTAAAGGATGATATAATGATAATAATTTTTGCAAATTCTGCTGTGCTTTACCAACATTTAAAACACCATCTGAAAATCTTATATGCCCCATAGTTACTTCTCCTTTTTGTTCATCAACCAAAGGTGAGTCTTGATTTGTAGCATATCTTAATTCTCTTTGTTTTCCAGTTTTTTCATCAAAATATAAAAGAGCGTGTTTTCTAGTGTGCTTACCTGGTATTGTTAGTGTAAGGGGGCTTTTTGAACCCATTAAAAAATACATTCTATCTTTAATTTCCCACGTTGGTTTTGTAGGTTTTACTGGAGCAGCAACTTTTGTTACCACTTCTTCTTGAGGCGCAACCTCAACTTGTTTTGCTTTAGCTTGTTTAGCCATAATATAATAAAATTAAATAGTTATAAAAGTAATAATTACCCCCGTCAGTTCAACGAGGGTAAGAATTACATTAATGTTGAATCAATTAGATTCCTTTGAATAATACAAAGTTGTTAGCAGCTTGAGTTACTAAACATCTTTCAGATAGGAAGTTTACTTCCATAGCATCAAGAGTCGAAGTAGCAGCGCCTCCAGCAGAACCAGTTAACCAAGACTTCATTCTTCTATCATCATTTTGTGAAGCTCTATATCTTACGTGTAAGAAAGGTCTTCTGATGTTAGTTCCTAATACTTGATCATATACTGTAGAAGTTCCAGCTGGTACTAATACACCTTCAATTGAGCTTATACCTGCAACAGCACCACGTGTAGAAGCGTCGTTTAAGTATTTCCAATCAGTTTTGTAAAAATCATAAGATCCTCTTCTAAACCCTGAGAATCCAAGATTTAAAGCCATTTCTTCTGAATTTTCAAATAAACCAAAAGCAGTTCCTCCAGCGAATCCACCAGAAATGCTAGCTAGCATATCATCAAAATCTAAAGCAGTTTGGCGATTTAAGAAAAGCATGTTCTCTTCAATTGCTCCTTGAGTATCTAAGTTTTTAAGAATTGCATCGAACTCGTCAAGTCCAGCAGCAGCAGTAAATCCTACTTCTACATTCCCACGAGATTGAATAGCAGCAAATAATCCTTCAGATCCAGGTAAAGCAGCAGCAGATATTTGACTAAACTCACTTTCTACCATAGACATTTCTAAGTAATCTTCAAAACGTAATCTTGTTTCAGATTCAGCTTTTAAATACCATAAGTATCCAGATGTTCCATCTTCAGTTGCAACCTCTACCCATCCAATTTGTGCCATATCAGAACCATTAATTACATATTGGCTTCTTAATATAATTGGTGAATTAGAATATTGTGTAAATTGCGGTTGTACTGTTGCGTAACCTGTTGTGTGAGGCCCTGCTCCAGCAGCAATTGAATCTACAGCCACTCCTTTTGTATAAGCGGATCCATATACAAATATCTTAATTGTAGCAGATGCTGGGGTAATTCCATTTCCTGCGGCTGTGTCTAATTTTTTATTATTAAAAGCCTGAACAGTAATTGTTCCAGCAGCTCCAAGAGTAGAAGATATTACTAATGCTTTAGCTTCAGCCCCTGTAGCAGGATCTAAAACAACGATAGTATCGTTAGGCGAAATAACATTTGATACTCCAGCTACACCTCCAGGATTAATAGTAATTACGTTAGTAGTACCACCACCACCGGCAGCAACGCTTACACCGTCGTAAGATATGTGCAATCTATTTTGTTCAGACCAAATTACTTGATCAGATGTCATTGGCATTTCAGCGCCAACCATTCTTAAAAAACCAGATAACGTTCTGTTTCCATAACGCTCTACTTCGGCTTCATATACCTCTGGCAAATACTGTTGTGCAAAATCATTGCCAGCGCCAGTGTTAAATTGTAGGTAGTTATTCGCTAATGTCTGTTGAGTTTGCGAAGGTATTAAACTACCAAATTGAGGAGTTAAACTCATAATTGTTTGTTTTTTTAGTTAAATTTTTTTGTTTTAATTCTTAGTTTTGCAGAATCAGTACCTGAAATTGCTTTAACTTTAAATCCGCCTACAAACACATCCCCTTGAGTAGCCCTAGCTTTAGTACCACTTAAGTTTTTTGAACTGTTTACTACGTTTTTAACAGCGTCAGCTTTTCCTTGCTCGTAAAAATGAGCGGCAATTTTATCTACATTTTCAGCAGCGTACATAGCTTTATGATAACCTTTTGTGTCACTAACATTGCCATCTGCGTCAAGGAACTTCCCGACAAGGTTGTTAATATTTGATTGGTTTTCTGCAACCTTATCACGATTTTGAATATTGTACTTATAGTTTTTTTCGCCAACTTTAATATCGAAACCTTCGAAATTATTGCCAAAAAGATTTTTAGTACTTTCTTTAAATTGTGCGTGTTGTTGCTCAGCCTGTTCTTGCTGCTTATTATATCGGTTAAAAAAGTCCATAGCTTTTTGTTGGTCTTGAGTAACGCCCGGTCTCAACTTGATCTCGTCGTAATATTTACTCTTAGTTTCCTCTAAATAGTTTTTGGCTTTTGCAACTTCTTCTTTAAACGCAATTTTCTTTTTGCGCATATCTTTTTCCTCATCAACGTCTTCGTCATAAACAAAGTCTTCTAAAATGAGATCTATATCTTCACCTTCTAAATAAGGCTTTTCTTTTTTGTAATATTCTTTTAACAATGTAACGTCGTCTACTTTTGAGTAGTCAGCATTAAGTCTTGCATAGTCCTCTATTGTCCCACCTGTTTCTTCCATAAACGAAACTAGCTTTTCAATATTTTCTGGCAACTGTTTGCCTAATACTTTTTCATCCCTTAAAGCTTCTTTAACTTCAGCTTCCACTTTTGTTACTTCAACTTCTTTGATTGGAGAAAACCCTTCAACATCCTCGTTGGACTCTTGTACAGGTTCTCCCATCTTTGCGCTATCTCCGGATGATTCTTCCACAGATACCTTCTCTGTTTCTCCGATTTGAATGGCATCTTCTTCTTGTTTAGGTATTATTACTTTTGTAACATCCGACGGAACTTCAACTAAAGGCTCTTTAATGCTTACTTTAATTGGCTCATCATTTTTTGTTGTTAATTTTTTTGGAGTTTTCTTTTTAATTTTAAACTCACCTTCCTGTTTAACAGGTTCATTTGTTTTTACTTCTGACATAATATAATATAATTAAATAGTTGTTACTTTCTACATGAAAGCTTGCATGCCTTGTTCAGGCTGATTTTCAAAGTCTATTGGTAAGCCATCGTTTTTTCTTTGACTTATCAATTCGCTTTGCTGCGTAGCTTCCATTTTGCTACGATTATCTTTACGATCTTCAATTGCTCCTTCTTTTTGTTGGATTGTTTGAACATCTAATTGCTTGAGTTGCATGTCGTATTGAAACTTTGTTTGCATTTTTTGCGCTTCTAACTGCGCTGCTATTTCCATGCGTTGTATCTCCATTTGATTTTTTGATTGCTCAAACTGTACGTTAGCACCCATTATAGCTTCCTGCTTCTGTACCTCAGCCATTGCTGTTTTTTCAGCAGTGTCTGCTTGTGCTTGCCCTTGTGCCGCAATATTAGCTTGTTGATTAGCTTGATCCTGTTTGGCTTTAGCTTTTCTTTTTACCTTAAGCAATTGATTTGCTAATTTAAGATTTTTAATTTGCCTTAAATCTATAGCGTCCTCTAAGTTTAAACTGCCTTGTTGTAGTGAAACCTGTATATTTGCTTCAAGCTGTGCTAATTCTTCATCGTCTGGCTCCAGCTCTAAAAATATACCAAAGTCATGCAAGTTTAAATTAACAACCTCATCTAACGTTTTTATATTAAACGTTGATATAGAGTTTTGTAATGCGCTTCTTGTAAGTGGAAATTCTAAAGCATCTGCTATTTTAAGAGCAATGTTTTCGGCTAGTTTAAGCGTTAAATAAAGGCTAGACTGATTAATATGTCTGGTAGCAACATTGGACGCGTTAGCAGCCATCTTTTGCAATCCTACAAGTGAGTTCTTATCCATTGCTGTACCGTCTCTTGCTTCATTTAGTCCCGTTACATCACGTATCATTTGTAAATAATATTGATACGTTTGTATAAGCGCACCTATTTTAGCTTGACCGCTTGAACTATTAAGTTCTTGAATAGGAACTTTACCGGCATTCATATCGCCATCTTGAGTAAGTGATCTACCTACAATAGAACCTGTTTGGAAATACATATTAAGTGCTTCCGCGGGGTTGTAGTTTGTACCGTTGCCTAAGTCGACTTCTGCAAGCCCGTCCATATCCAAGTACACACCATCTGGAACCATACGAGATAAAACTTGTTGCAGCTTTAAATGTGTTAATTGAATCATATCAGCAAAACCAATACATTTGCTTACAATAGATTCAATTCTTCCTTTATACATTCTAGGCGCACATATAGCATAATTCATTTCAACCTTAGTTGTATCTGCTACAGGTCTTGACATATTTTCTGCCAACTCCCATTTAAGCATATCATTATTGCCTAATACTTTAGCTCCGCTATATAGTACTTCAATAGATCTTGATACTCTTTCAAAATTATCATTAGCAGGTGGATTAAATGTGTCTGGCTTTTCTAAAGCCTTCATTAATCCTTGTTCTGTTTGCTTTATTTTAAATACTTGATTGTGGTATGTTTTATAATCAAAGTATAAAACTTGTACAGTATTTTTATCATAGTTTCCCCAGCCTGTTACATATTGGCTATTACCTGGCATCTTTTGAATTCTAGCAAGTTCTTCCTCAGATATATTAGGGAACTCTTTTTTAAGCTCAGGTATTGTTATAGACTTTACTTCACCTACATAATAAATATCGTCAAAATTAGGATCCTCTGTGTAAGAGTAAACAACATATGCCGGATCTACGTAATCAACCGTTACGCCTTCTGCTGTATTAAAGCCTGTTTTAGCAACAGCAATACCTAACACAGTTAAATCCATATTTAATCTTCTTCTAGTAAGATCATATTTATTTTGAGCAAGCACAGATGATATAGCTTCTTCTTCTGCTATTTCAATTGACTGCTTATAGCTTAATTGCATATGAAGCTCAAGCTCTTCTTTAGACTCTGGTATCGTATCTATATTAGGTGTTTGATATAAATCAATTCCTAAAGTTTCTTTTAAACTGTCTAAATATTCTTTAGCTACCATATCTTCATAAAGAGTAGAAGCGTAATCTGTTCTTTTCTTTATTGAGTAAGGGTCTTGCGCGTACGCTTTTACATCGTAAGACTTAGCCGAAATTCCATTAACTACTATATCTACAAATTTAGATAATATAGGTACAGGTTTCCAGTCTAAGTTTAAATAAGATAAATCGCCATTAATTGACAGTTCGTCTTTATACTTTTGTATTGATTGCTCTCCTCGAGCATATAATCTTAATTGGTGAAATTGATTCCAACTAGTTAAATATCTATTACCGTTAGTTCGACCTTGACCAAACCATTCGTATTCAATAGCCTGCCCAACTTGCGTACCATATTCCAAACTTGCTTTTTCTGCGTCACTTACTACTTGACTAGGAAAAGCGCTGTTTGTGTTAGTATATATACTCATTTAACTTATTATTTTTGATATTGAACCTTTGTTGTCGTACTTTTTAATTCCTAAATCAACCGGTAACGGTCTTTCTCTTTTAGGACCTGGCGCGTATCTATGCTTGTTACATGCCATCAATGCTAAGCCTGAACTTATCGATGCATCGTGTTTTGTTCTATTATTAATATTAAACTTTGCCCAATCTTCTAATGTTCTTTGAAAGTATACGTCGCCGTATCCTGTTTCTTTAAGCCCTACAAATTCATTTATATATGTTTCTATAGCAGCCGCATGAGCTTGTTTTATATCTTCACTTGAGTTTGGTATACCACCTAACTCTCTTTCTGTTACTGATAATTTGTTATATTTTCTATCCGGTCTATTAATTGAATAGCCTCTATAGCCTCTTCGTTTAAAATGATATAACAATCTGGGTTTATTATTTTCAGCTAATATTGGCATACCATAAAATACGCAAGCCATTAATACATCTTCAAAAAATATTTCAGCAGTTTGTGGTCTAGCTATATATTCTAAAAAGAAATGATTAGGAGGTACGTCCTCCATACTGAACTTTGTTAAACCGTGAAGAGCGCCTTTCGACCCCCTACCGTCCACAGTGCCTGATATATCATATGGATCACAACCAAATGCTCCGCAGTGCTCATTGCCAGGATAATTAGTACCATTTTTTATATATCTTTTATTTTGTAATTGCTCAGGAGGAACCCAAGTTACTAAAAATCTACCATCATTATTTGGAACAAATATTACTCTAGTATCTTTTTCAGCATTTTCCCATTGGAAACTTCCTCTTGTTACGTTGATTGAGTTTTTAAGATCTTCATTAAAATCTATTTGTTGGTATATCTTAGTTAAATTAAATAAAGATTGTTTTGATTCATCTCTAAATGCGTGCTTAGTTGTACGCGGAAATTGTCTGTAAAATTCATTTAAACTATCTTGATCTGATTTTAAACCTTCTACTTCATTTTCCCAGTACTCTATTACACCTTGTGTTATTTTTGTTCCGTGTGGATCTGTAACTTCTTTTTTTGGTGTGTTGAATACAGGTAAGCCATAAGAATCAATGTATCCTTCGTAGTTCCATTCCATAGGTATGAACAAAGAATAGAGTCCTGAGCGAGTCTGTCCGTTGGCGTTTCTTTGTGTAACATCTGAATCATTGTAAAGCTTTTTAAAATTATCGCCGCCTTTATCTAATGAGTTTGACGTTGATCCCATCATACATTTGCCTATTACTCTACTACCTAATCGAAGGGTGGTTTTCGTAACACGCCAGTTGTTGAGGATGTTGTTGGGCCTTTCCCATTTCCCCGATTCATCGTGGACGAGGAGTTTGAGCTTCTCTCCATCGTAGGCGTTGTCACCGGTGTTCTTCCAGTCGATGGTGGTGTCCAAACCGGTAATTTCTTGTATTTTTTCGTTGGCTTCAAGCTTTCTACGGGTAAATTTGGAGGCAGGGACTCTGTAGGCGAGTTCGGTCTTTGGCCTGTCCATACCGTCCTGGATCGGTTTGAAAAAGAAGGGATAGTTAACGGAAATAGGTACGACCTTATCTGTGAACATCTTTTTAGCATCGGCACCAGATTTGGACAATATGCCAAACCGTGAATCCGTTGATATTGTAGCAAGGTTGACCGATTCAGCTGAGGACATAAATGAAAATCCGCTTCGACGGTTTTTAAGATAACACATTCCATATGACCTGGTATCGGATTTGCATGCCTCCCAAAATATGTAGAATAATCTATTCGATTCCCTAAAGTCTGGTTGCCCGACGTCAATCTTACTCCACTGCAAGTACATATAATAAGTGCCAGTAATGTAAGTAGGAATACCTTTGCTAATGAACCAAAAGCCTTCTTCGCGTCGTGTAAATTCTTCATCAATATAGTCATACCATTTTTCTTTAAAATCTAACGGGTATTCTTCCCAGTCAAATACAGATTTAATTTTTTTTAATTCTTTTGGGTATGGTGTATAAGTCCACTTATCTTTTTCAAATTCAACAACATCTTTTACTTTAGGCAAAGCTATTTTAAGGTTTTGTATTTCATAAACCTCGCCTATCTCACCTGTTTTACTTATAACGACAAGATCGTGCTCTTCGTTATAGCCATATTCCCATTTTTTATACCTATTCATTCTTTTAAGAACCTTAGGCTTTACATGGTCTTTTAATACTTTATATAAAGTTTGCTCGTACATTACTTAGATCTACCTTCAGCAAAACCTCTAAAAGACTTTTCTTCTTTTACTTCTTTAGGTTTTTCATTTAACAAAGCTTCTTCAGCTTCAATGCGATTAAGTATTTCAAAGCAATCAAATATTGCTAGCTTTTTTGTGGCTGCTGCATTTTTTAATCTATCTGCTGTGATATCATCTCCTGAATCAACAATAGGTTCTTTTGCTACCTTTATTAATTCTTCAACAGCTATTTGACCAGCTAGGATTATATTCTTCTTCGTTTCCTTTGTGTTCATACTTAATTACAATATCATTTGATTTCATACAATATAAACGCTTACCTTCAATTAAGAATTCCCATTCACCATTAGGCTTGTAACCTACTAAGTCGCCTGGATTAATATTAAGCGCTTTTAAGAAGCTATTGCCGTATTTTAATATACCAATAAGACTTTGCTCTTTTTCCAATGTTAAAGACTCTTTGTCTTTTATCGGTGCTATAAAACATCTGTCATTAAACGAATTCCAACCTGTTTTATTTTTATATAAATATATTTGGTCTGCAGCACAAAAATATAAGTTATCTTTAAACCAAGATCTACTTTTTTTCTTATCACCTTTCATATCGTAAAATGTTCTAAACACATTTTGGTGAATAACAATTGTATCGCCTGCCTTAATCCCTGTGCTAAAAGCTTTGGGTGTTTCTAAAACTTTAGCTAACCTATTTACAAATTTAAAATCTTCTATACCTGTGTTTACAATTAGCTGCTTGTTACCAACTTTAATTTTATTACTGTACTCATCGCCTAGCGGTTCTACAATAAAGTCGTATATACTTTTCAATACTCCAAGTCATACTCAACAGAGATTGCCATGTTAGAATTGAATTTCTTCCATGGCATCACCTCATTGTTTTTTTTAATATGAATATTATAAGAACCGTCAGATTCATTTAATAAAATGTGCGATATTTCGTGTCCGCCATAAACTTGTTGACCAACCGAGTAGTGCATAGCATCATTTTTATAATCAGAACCTATACTGATTTTTCTTATATTATTCTGCATCTTCTTTTTCGATCTCAGTATAAGAACCGTCTTTTAAGTCAATATTTACTTGACCATATTCATCTTCTAGCTCTTTCTTAGTAGCTTCAATCTCTTTAGATAGTTCAGCTATTTGACCGTGAACATTTTGTTTTTGAACGTCTAGTACTCCTAAAGTTCTTAACCCTTCGGTTAATTTAGCTTGTTGCTCTTGAACAGTTTTTAATTGCTCTTCAGTAATCATTGCTTTTACCATTTCTTTTACTTTACTCATAATTTGATTTTATTTAATTGTTTATATTAATATAGTTACTTATATATTAGTTATTTACATATAACAATATCAGCTTCTATTAAATCTCCGCTAAAGTCTGTTACATAATCTACAGCTATTGGCAATACGCTTCCAGCTACTACTTTAAATTCCACACTTTGCGCTGCAATTGGTATGCCTTGGTTAACTGCTGTTATTGTAGCTTTTGCTCCTCCAGCACCTCCACCAGCTTCGGTAACTGTAATTATGTCACCTACATTATAACCTGATCCAGCAGCAACAATATTTAAAGATTGTATAACTCCGGCATTTTGTGTTATAGCTACTGTTAGGCCTTGAGCCATATTGTTAGAGCATGTTGTATCCGCTGTTACATCTGTGTAAGCAGCGCCTCCAGATGTTAGGCTTAATGAGCTAACAGAGCTTAGACTAGTGCCTGCTGGTATAACATCTATTGATCCAGAATCTCCGCACCATATTAGAGAGCTGTTTAATAAGGTTCCTAAGTTACCTGTTTGATTTTCAAAAACCCAAGCCGGTTTACCGTCTGGAGTTCCTGTTTTGCCTACAGCTCGCATTGCTTTGCCGAATACTCCGGCTGTTATTGGATATTGTCCCATTTTTTATTTATTACTTATTGATTTATACTTTTCAAAACCGCGTGAACCAAAGTATGCTACGTACACGGTTGTTAATAGTTGTTTTAATAATTCTATCCATTCCTGTTCTACAGTAAAAGATATTTCGTGATGACTATCAACCCATATAAAAGCTATAGCCATAAATGATAAGAATATAAGCGCCATAGGACGCGTGTTTTTGCTAAGCCAAGAGTCAGACGTCATATCTGATTCCCAGCGTTTTGTTATTTGGTCTTCTGCATTAGCTGCAGCTTTTTCAACTATAACTTGAATTTCTTTCTTAATCTGAAGTTTTTCTTCGTCTGTAGTCGTAAGCTTGTCAATAACGTCACCAACATCTTTGATAACGTTACCGCTTAGCCATTCCCAAATTTTTTTCAAATTTTATTCTTTTTTAGTAAGTTCAATTACACCGTGAAAGTCGCCGCTAAATTCACAAATAATAGTATCTTCGTTTTTTAATCTATACTTTATAATTACTCTATATCCATTTCTTGGATTATAACATTCTGTTGTAAAAGTATAATCGTCTTGATATAAAATAGACTCTTTAATAAAGTTATCATATTTAAAGCTAAAATCAAATACTTGTAAGATAGCATAATCACTTGCTATAATTGTAGTTACATATGATGAAGTATTTGTAATCCACTCGCCTTCGAATTGTTTTTGTGCTTGAGTTGTTAAAAATGTTAATACGCTAAATAGTGTAATAAATAATTTTTTCATAATATTAAATTTAAGTGTTATATTAATATTATTACATAAATTATTAATGTTTTAAAATGACTCGCCGCCTCTTGTATCGAAGTAATTATCTTTTAAAGGTCTTCTAGCACGCTTCCCAAAATAATCTCTGTAATAGTCAGCTTCGTCTTGAGTGTCAATAGCTCTTGTTGATAAATCTTCAAAAGAGTGTATATTTCTAAGGCTTAGCCCTGCAGGGTTAGCGGCATATTCGTCTCTGAAACTATTTGCTCTAGCATCTTTCATAGGAAATTTTTCGTACACAAGTCTGCCTTTGTCAATCATAACATTATTTTTATTTGGCCCTCTTCTGTTACGATCTAAAGCGTTGTATAATGCTTCTTCTCCTTCATTTAAAGCAATATCAGTTAAGTAGTCATGGCGAGCATTTGCAACTTTAGCATTTTTTTCTGCACGCTTATTAAACTCGGGACCAAAATAACTGAGGCTTCTTGCTGTTGTTCCGTCTCCTCCAAAAGCACCAGAAAGCATTCTATCTTGTTGAAATTTTCTTTCCTCTGCTATTGTCCTTACTCCCTCTCTCCTTTGGGTTGATTTCATAGGATTATAAATATCCTTTGTTGCAAAATGCTGGGAGCTTAAGTATGGATATTTTTTCTTTCTGCCATTCCCTACATAAGGAGTGCCTATTCCTTTTACTGCTTGTATTTCTCTGTTATAAGCATCTTTACCTCTATACGAAAATTCAGGTAAATCTAATTCTCCGCCAACAATATCAGAGTCATTATCTCTTAATTGTTCTTGATTAAATTTATCTTTCATTCTTCTAAAAGTCGTTGAGTCAAAATGTCCTGGTCTGTGTGCCATATTATGCGTTTTTATAAGCTTCGTTTTCCCAAGGCAAATTTTTTGCCCCTTCTTCCATATCAGCTCTTGAGTATTTTTTACCTTTCCAATATACGTTGTCATCATCGTAATCTAAATCACCACGCTTCATTTGATTTATATGAACCATTTCATGGTTAATTACATCCTGACATTGAGAAGGATCTAAGTCTTTGTTTAATATTATAGTACCATTATTGTTAGCTTTTCCCATAACACCATCTTCCATAGGTACATTGTAAATTGGAGTATTGTCTGTTTTATACGGGGCGTTAGTGAGTTTAAAAGCCATCTGTTATTGTTTGTAAGGAAATATTTTATTCAATGCTCCTTTTCTGGCTTCACAACCGCAAGGGAGGTTTAATCCCTTGCTCATTGTGTCAACCATTTTTTTGATACCAGTAGCTTTAGTAAACTTTTCTACGCTGTCTCCTAAACCTTTTGATTTCATAATTAAGAAAGTGCAAATACGCAGCTTGCGAACTTTGTGTAAATTGCTGGTTGCGTAATTACAATTCTTCCTTTTTGTCCTGACTGTGCAGCTGGTGCTTGCGCAGTTGTTAAAGGTGGTACTACTGTTGAAATTACACCTCCTGGATTAGCTGCGATAGCTTTGTTAAATGCTGCATACATAGCATCCAAACCTTCTAGTGGATCAGCCACTACAATTGTATACTTAGCTGTAGCACCAGGTGCTTTCATGCTAATTACTAATGTTGTGTCTGTTCCGTCTGATGTAGCTAGCATTCCAGCTATACCTTCGATTGGAATTAATACTTCAGCTTGTCCAGCTGCTAATGCTTCTACTTTTAAAAATTTTGCCATTGTGTTAGTGTTTTGTTTATGTTAGTGTTAGTGTTTGGCTGAGGTTTTTACAGTCCTCTCTGTTTTATCCTTCGTTATAATCGTAATAATAAGATTTTTTATTGCTTAAGTCGTTGTAATACCCTGGCTCTGGTTTAAGCTTACCTTCCTTTTGGCTTTTTTTACCGTGGGAATGCGCAATTACGTGCTTTGCTGGGGAACCATGCATTTCCGCAGGTGAAGCTTCAATAGCTTTTTTTAGTCCTTCTGGTAAATTCTTTTGGCCTCCTACTAATTCTTTCTCCATTGGAGATTCCATTTTAGGTGCCATACCATGCGCTTTACCCATAGCTAGTGGACTTGAAATGTGTTTTGACAACCATGATCCTCCGCTTGCAACTTTTGCCACCGGGTTATCTTTAAGTAAATCTTTTTTTTCTTGTGCTGCGTAACCTTTATTTTGGTTTTTCAGCGGTGCTCCGTATCCCATTGTTTTTTATTTATTTGTTTATTTTATGTAATTAACTATTAAAGTAATCATATCCTGCTTGAGTCGACGCTCCCCCGTATCCTTCAGCTAATCCACCTGTGTCGATACAATCTTTACTAGCGTCCGCATAAGCTTTATCCGTCATTTTATCATTATGCCATCTTGTGCGAAGCTCTTCACATTTTGAAGATTTAGGGTTCATAGCAGCCATAGTAGCTCCTAATAAATCATCGCTTAGCTTACTAAAGTGTTTAGCGTCTGAAGGTGCGAATACAGCATCTGCGCCTGAGGTATAAGCCCCCAATAGTGGCGACTTTTTAAAAAATGGAGATGAAAATTTTGAACTACTCATTATTTGTAGGCTTTTGCTCTTGATGATATTGGCCCTGCTTTGTAATCGCAAGGGTATTTAGAAACTTGCATCCCC